GAGTTTGAACGTTACTCTGAAGAGATGCTGGAGTATTGTAAAAGGGACGTAGCTGTAAACGTAAAAGTCTATCATGAGCTTCGTAAAGAAAGTGCTGGCTTTGACCCAAGATGTATTGAGTTAGAGACCAGTGTCGCTTCGATCATGAAGGATCAAGAGGCTCATGGCTTTTACTTCGATAACTACAAAGCTGATATGCTACTGGCTCTAATGCGTGAGAAGATGCAGACAGTAGAGAAACGAGTTTTAGAGGTCTTCAAACCCAAGGTAGATGAGAGGTATATCTATCGAAAGGAAACCGCATCTGGTGCCCTATCTAAACTAGCAACTTGGGATAGAGTGGGCGGACCCGGAGTGCGTCTTCTCGATGAGGAATATGAGTTCTTTAGCAAGTCTTCTAGTATGTATACCACCAGAAAAACTGTAGTGGATTTCAACATTGCATCACGCAAGCAGGTAGGTGATTACCTAATTGAGTTTGGATGGAAACCAAAACAGTATACTGAGAATGGGAGGGCTGTTGTTAATGAGAAAACTCTATCTGAGATTGAGGGCATACCTGAAGCAGAACTTATTAAAGACTATCTTATGTATCAAAAGAGACAAGCTGCGTTAGAATCTTGGCAGAAGTTCCTTGAGAAAGACAATAGGGTTCATGGGTTTGTTATACCAAACGGCACCATCACTGGACGTATGACACACCGTGATCCTAACATGGCTCAAGTACCTAGTTTGAGTTCACCCTATGGTAAGGAGTGTAGGGAGTGTTGGACAGTGCCTACTGGCTACAAACTAGTAGGTATAGATGCCAGCGGCTTAGAACTTAGGATGCTTGCACATTATATGGACGATGAGGAGTATATAAATGAAATCATTAACGGAGACATACACACCGCTAATCAAAGACTTGCAGGGCTTGAATCAAGAAGTCAGGCGAAAACTTTCATATATGCACTCCTATACGGAGCAGGAGATGAGAAGCTTGGAACAGTGGCTGGAGGAGGCAGAGAAGTTGGTAGTAAACTTAGAGGGCGTTTCCTCCATAATCTCCCATCATTTAACAACCTTAAGAACAGAGTATCACTCGCATCTAAGAGAGGATTCCTGAAAGGGTTAGATGGTAGAAAGATCTTTGTGCGATCTGAACACGCTGCCCTTAACACACTGCTACAGGGTGCTGGTGCTATTATTATGAAGAAGGCATTGGTTATACTGAGTGAATACCTAACAGATATGGATGCACATATTGTGGCTAATGTTCATGATGAATGGCAGGTAGAAGCTAAAGAAGATGTAGCAGAAGAGGTAGGAAGACTTGGTATAGCTGCAATCGTACAGGCTGGATGGGCTTATAATTTAAAATGTCCCTTAGATGGAGAGTATAATGTCGGAAACAACTGGGCGGAAACGCACTGATAGAATAAAATTAGAAAGTATCTGTAATGATGAAGAAAGCATGGGATTTTATGCATCCTTTGAAGACGGTCTAAGTATACAGTACGAACCCGTAGGGTTTTTAGACTCTACAAAAAGAACTCTTTGGATAAATGCTGATCCTGATGAAGTTTGTATAGCTTTTTTTGATGATAAGTTTGAGCAGGGATTTAACACAGAGAATGAAACAGGAGTCTGGTTGTCTTATAGGAGCAGTAACTTAACATATCATAAAGACATAGTTGACACCGTCGATGTTTTAGAAACTGTTTACAGACCCGCTGATTATGAAGTGGATGAAATGTTTGATGCATATGATTATGGCCCAGAATCTTGGAGAATACAAGATGGTATAAGATGGGTATACCTCCATGAAAATATGTGGGTATCAGAACTAGGAGACTATGAACAATGGTAATGTCGGAAACAACTAATCAGAAACCCGCTAACCCTACTAACCCTAAGAATGGTGAGTACGTTTTTGAAGATGGGGAATGGTGGTACATAAATGCTTATGACAAACATAGACGTAGAGCTACCACGGCACAGAACATTCAGAATACAAGAATGTGGGTAGATGGCAAATACATTCCCAAGTCTCACCCACTACATAAGCCTGGACGTTACAAAGGCTTCACTGATGCAGCATTTAGCTCATTAGAAAACTACGAAAAATCTACAGAAGGTGAGGTATATATTATACACAACCCCTCATTTCCGGGCTGGGTTAAAGTTGGAATGGCTGTTGATTCTCAAGATAGATTGAAACAATATCAAACAGCGTCACCTTATAGGGACTATGCAGTTATAAAATCTTACAGAGTAAAAAACAGAAGGGAATCAGAATCTGTAGCGCACAAGAAGCTTTCTTCTAAAGATATAGGCCGTAGAGGTGAATGGTTTTACATAGGACATAATGTAGCTATTTCTAAACTAGATCAAATATTTCCAGAGATACATCAGCATGAACTCTTCTAAAGATCTGAATAACTTAGTAGATGATATATATGCGTCTATTGCTCCTTTGTCAGAAGGAAAGAATTTAAATTTGCCTGAGGATCTTGTAGAAGATTTTGGACAGAGAATAAAGGCAGCTATAACTAATTGGTCTAAGCCAAAAGAACAGACTAGAGGTTTACGAATGTCTAACATTGGTAGACCTACTAGACAGTTGTGGTATGATTCAAGGAATGAAAACAAAAATTCAATAACATCTTCCACGCAAATTAAATTTCTCTATGGTCACATTCTAGAAGAACTACTTTTACTTTTTGTTAAGCTCTCTGGACATACGTTGTCTGATGAGCAGAAAGAAGTAGAGGTAGATGGTATCAAGGGACACATGGATTGTAAGATTGATGGCGAGGTGGTTGATATTAAAAGCGCCAGTAACTTTGCATTCAAGAAATTCAAGGACGGTACACTTGATGGTGATGATCCCTTTGGTTATCTTTCTCAACTTGCTGGATATGAAGAGGCTGAAGGAACTGAAGATGGTGGTTTCCTAGCTATCAATAAAGAGTCAGGAGAGTTAGCCTTTTACAGACCCGGAAAATTTAGCAAGCCTAATATCAAGTCTAAAATTTCTAACATTAAAAATGCTTTAACACTAGACAGTCCACCAGAGAGGTGCTATCAGGATGTTCCTGAAGGTAAGAGTGGTAACATGCGTATCGCTAAACAGTGTACGTACTGTCCCTATAAGAACGAATGCTGGGCTGATGCTAACGCTGGTCAAGGTCTGTTAGCATATAAATATGCGGCAGGTATAAAATACTTTACTAGAATTGCAGTAGCCCCTAAGGTTCCTATGTTATGAACAAAAGAAAATTAAAACAAATAAATCAGCACTCAGAATCTTTGTTCAAGGACTGGGTAAAAACTTTGTTGCCTGAAGAAGAAGCAAAGAAAGTTGATGAGACCGATTACAGGGATCTAGTGCCTGATGACTACCATGTTATGGTTGGACCGTCTTTACGATTGTCTCCAAACTCTCCTGCTTGGATTCGTAAAAAACTAAAAAAACTATTGACTACTGATTCTTCTCTTGATATCTTTTCAGTAACCTTAGCAGACCTACAAGGTATTTAAAATTAGTACAAAGAAACTAGCTAAATCTGGCAAAAGAAAACCTAGAAAACCTAGACCTAAAATGTTAACACATCCTAATGGGACTAAATACGATTCCATATGGGAAGCTGTTCTGCATGAGTCAATATTAAAAGACTGGGAACATCACGCTGATAAAATTAGTTATGTTGTTGAGCATACCTATGAGCCTGACTTTGTTAAGACTATTGAGGACAAGATAATACTACTAGAATCTAAAGGTAGGTTCTGGGATCATGCAGAGTATTCTAAATACGTGTGGGTCAGTAAACGTCTTCCTGAAGATACAGAGCTTGTTTTTTTATTTGCTAATCCTTCAGCACCTATGCCGGGAGCTAAGAGAAGAAGAGATGGTACAAAAAGATCTCACGGTGAGTGGGCATCATCCAATGGATTTAGATGGTTTAGTGAAGAGTCAATACCTGATGAATGGATTGATGTGTAAGCTAAAGAAACAGAAGATTTTAAGAAAAGAAATAGTAAGTTTAATCTGGAGATGGAATGAAGTACAACAAACTAAATGATATTACACCGCGTGAGTGGGATAGCGTTTCAGGTTATAAAAAAGATCCACATCATAAGAATGATATGGTTAATCATCCACCACACTACAACAAAGGTGAGATAGAATGTATTGATGGTATTAAAGCAATGCTTTCTGAAGAGGAGTATATCGGCTATTTAAGAGGTAACTCTTTAAAATATAGATGGCGCTTCCCTTATAAAAACGGCATAGAAGATATTTTAAAAGCTGAGTGGTATGAGAATAAGTTGAAGGAGATCCTCCTTGAAAGAAAAACTAACAGATAAAGAGCATCGTAGGGAAAGGTATAACCGTAAACAATATAAAGGTAAGCCTGTAAAAGTTAACAAAAATTTTAAGCGTTTGAAAACAGAAGAGCTTAAAGACAGAGAATTCAAAGAGGAATTAAGGGATTTATAATGGATCAATATCAAAACTACATTCACAAAAGCCGATATGCTCGTTACTTAGATAGTGAAAAGCGTAGAGAAAATTGGGAAGAAACCGTAGAAAGATACATAGATTTCTTTAAGAAAAGAAACAACGAAAAAACAGTAGATTGGGAAGAGGTACGAGAAGCTATCTATAACCATGATGTTATGCCCTCCATGCGTTGTATGATGACTGCTGGTAAAGCTTTAGATAGAGACAATGTAGCAGGTTACAACTGTTCATACCTCCCTATAGACAGTCCACGATCTTTTGATGAGCTAATGTATATTCTCTTGAATGGTACTGGCGTAGGCTTCAGTGTAGAGAGAGAGTATGTAAAACAGCTTCCTGACATTGCTGATAGCTTTCACGATACCCCAAGCACTATCATAGTATCTGATAGTAAAATTGGATGGGCTTCTGCGTTCAGAGAGCTTATTAGTTTGTTATACGCAGGTAAGATACCACGCTGCGATCTTACAAAAATTAGACCAGCAGGAGCCAGACTAAAAACCTTTGGTGGGCGTGCTTCAGGCCCAGAGCCTCTTGCTGATCTTTTTAATTTTGCAGTTGAGCTGTTTAAGGGGGCTGCTGGTAGGAAGCTTACTTCCTTAGAGTGCCATGATCTTGTCTGTAAAATTGCAGACATTGTTGTAGTAGGTGGTGTTCGTAGGTCTGCACTTATTAGTCTTAGTAATGTAACAGACAATCGTATGTCTAATGCAAAGAATGGTGAATGGTATCTAACCAATGGACAACGAGCATTGGCTAATAACAGTGCTGTATATTCTGAAAAACCAGACTTTGATACTTATGCGTCTGAAATGAAACGTCTGTATGAAAGTAAGTCTGGAGAGCGGGGAATATTTAGTAGGGTTGCTGCACAAAATGTAGCAGCTAAGAATGGAAGAAGGGATAGTGACCATAAGTTTGGTACTAATCCTTGTTCAGAAATTATCCTGAGACCATACCAGTTCTGCAATCTTTCAGAAGTTGTAGTAAGAGCTACAGACACTAAGCAGACTCTGAGGGTTAAAGTTAAGCATGCTACAGTTCTAGGAACTTTACAGGCTACTTTGACAGATTTCAGATACCTTCGTAATATCTGGAAACGTAATACTGAGGAAGAAGCTCTTCTTGGAGTCTCTCTAACAGGTATTATGGATTGTTCTATTACCAACGGTAGTGCAGGAGAAGCAGCAACTGCTAAATTCTTATCTGAGTTACGGGAGATTGCTGTAGAAACTAATAAAGTTATGGCTGAAAAGCTTGGTATTAATCAATCAACTGCTATTACTTGTGTGAAACCGTCAGGGACAGTATCACAGTTGACTGATAGTGCTTCTGGAATACATCCCAGGTTCAGTGAGTATTACATTAGAACTGTACGTGCAGATAAAAAAGATCCTCTAGCAACTGCTATGATCTCTTCAGGATTCCCTTATGAGGAAGATGTAATGAATAATTCTAACTGGGTGTTTTCTTTCCCACAAAAATCTCCTCCGGGTTCTGTGACTGTAGACGATCTTGGCTCTATCGAGCAGCTAAATCTATGGAAAATTTATCAAGACAATTGGTGTGAACACAAACCTTCTATGACATGCTACTACAATGATGATACTTTCTTTGAAGTCTGTCAGTGGATATGGAAAAACTTTGATAAGGTTAGTGGTATTAGTTTTCTTCCTCAGTCAGAGCATGTATATAAGCAAGCGCCCTACCAAAAGATAACTAAAGAAGATTATGATATTTTAAATTCTAAGTTTCCTAAAGGAATGGAATGGGACTTAGAAGAAAGTGATGATAATACAGAAGGATCACAAACATTAGCATGTGTTGCAGGAGTATGTGAATTATGATAAAAAAGTTTATTAATAGATTACAAGATTTTTGTAATAATATTATAATAAAAATATACTATGGGTTTGAGTTGTTTACCTTGGTGGAACTAGCAGTTATACTAGGTATACTGTTTACTATAATTTGTTTGACGGTGGCTCCTTTTGCTTACTAAAGTTAAATTAATAGATAAACTAGGTTCTGACAAAACAGTTGTTAATGCTGCTAGGGTCTCTTTTAATAAAGAGATATCTGAAATGAAACAGGCTGACAGGAAGCTTATTAAGTACCTAGCTTCTCACGGACACTGGACTCCTTTTGGTCATGTGCAACTGCAATTTAGAATAGCAGCACCTGTATTTGTAGCTAGACAATTAGGTAAACATCAGGTAGGATTAGTTTGGAATGAGGTCAGTAGGCGCTATGTAGATACTGATGTAAGCTTTTATACTCCAGAAGATTGGAGAAAACGTGCAGACAACAGGAAGCAGGGATCCTCTGATGAAGTACTAGAAATTAATGATGACCTTTTTAAAGACTATCAAAAGCTTTTAGAAGCTTCTAAACTTATGTATGATAAGCTGCTTGAGAAAGAGGTAGCTCCTGAACAAGCTAGGATGGTGCTTCCTCAGAGCATGATGACTGAATGGATATGGACAGGATCATTACCTGCGTTTGCTAGAGTAGTGAAATTACGTGACCATGCAGATGCACAGAAAGAATGTGCGGATATTGCTAAGAGTATTTCTAACGAGGTAGAAAAAACAGAAGACCTATCTTGTTCTTGGAATGCTCTCATTGGAAAATAAAATATGCCACGAATTGAATCACTATCAGATTTACTACAAAAGGAATATATAATGGATAATTACTTAGCGGCTCTAGAGCTTACTTACAAAGCAGAGATTGCTACCGCACTAGCCAATCTAGATAATCTACTGAACAATTCAGTTGGTGTTGCAGACCATCCAGACTTAATAAAGTCCTTAGATGAATGTATTGCTAGTATAGCTTCTTCACAAGATAAACTATCAGTTCTTCAAGATACTTTAGAATAAAGTTGAATAATCAATGAAGACGGAAGCCAACATAATATCTTTTAGAGTCTTTATAAATTCTAAGGGTTCCCTGCTTACAGAGTATAGTAAGTTACCTTCATCAAAAGTACTTGAAGTTTTTGCAGAAGATGAAGCTGTTTACATTAAAAAAATTCTAAGAGAACTAGAACCTAAACTTGAAGACCTTCATGCATTCTTAGAAGAAGAGCTACAAGTTTTTTAACTGACTGCTTTTATATTTAACTTTTGTTTCATAACGATCTTATCGCTAGTTTCAAGAATAATATCACTATGCTTCTGGATCATATCAAGTAAAGTGTTTTTGTAGATAGTATCTTCATATTGAAAAGCTTCAGAAAGCACCCCGCCTAAATGACAAATAGCCTCTGAGTTTATCCGTAACACTGTAGATTCTGGTAACTCAAAATATTGAATTGTTTCTTCCATACGCATCTCCTATACTTTCACATCTACTGTTGATTGAGAAACATAATTCTTTAGTTGTACTTGTCCATTATAGTATTCATAAAAAACAGTTCTAAAAACTTTTGAAAGGCTATTAAGTTCTCCTAGTTTTTTATCTACTGTAATAACTTCAGTAGAATTACTTTTACTCCAAGTAGAAACAGGGACAGTAGGTGCTATCTTTTCTATCATTACCATTTAACTTTATTAGCCCAGTAAGCTGCACTCATTTTACCCTTAGCAATATTTTTACGGTGCCTTGCTTTGAAACTTGCACGTTTCTTTTTCATACGCTCAGACTCTCCTGCCTTGGGCTTACCGGCTGTACTAGCTCCCTGCTCCCCAAACCGTATCGTCTTTACTTTGTCTCCTTCCTTTGCCACAACAACATGTGACTTCTTCGGATGCTTAGGAGTTCTCTTTGGTTTGTTGTAGCCACTTACACCGGCACGTTCTAGGCGTGAATCTTTTTTTCTACTCATGACTTTTTCCTGTATTTGCGGGTTTTTTGAGCAACCTTCTTAGGTTGTTTGCTATGTTGTTTACCCTTCTTTGTGTCCTCACGTTTCTTACGAGTAGTAGCTGCATACTCTTTAGATGACAAAGACTTAATAGCTTTCTCCGGTAGGTAACGCTCTCCAGTTTCACTAGATTTCTTACCTGACTTAGTACGCCACTTCTGCTTTGTCCAAGCTTTTAAAGACTTTTGAGATTTTTTAAGTGTCATTATTTATCCTATTACCAATGTCTGACTATTCCACTTATTATAAATAAACAGGTTAGGGCATTTAATAAAACAATTGTTGTTCTAAACAATGCAACAATATCAGCTTCAGTGGAGTTATCACTAGCTTTTTCTCCAAGAGATTCACACCATAATTTCCAGAACTTACGCATACTAGCTTTTATAGCCTCCTCCTGCTGCTTTGTATTGTTTAGCTAACATTTGAGCTTTACGTGCAGACCACTGTCCCGGTTTACCACCTTTAGAACTTGCTTTAATTTTTTCAAAAAGTCTTTTACGCATTGTAGGCTTAGTATAATTACCTGCCTTATTAACAGTAGACTTCTGTTTCTTTTTTGCGGCCATAAATGCTCCTAATTGTTAACAGTGGTAGATATCATTGCTCTCTAGCAACTTTCTTAACCTTCTCGTAGCTCCTCATTGCACCTAAACCTAGCATACCCATCATCACTGGCACCAACAAAGTTGTATCTACCTCTGGGACTTCCATCCAAATGCCAAGGATGTTTGCAATAATTGTATTATATAGTAGACCCAGCATACACACCCAACCAATGCTTGGCCTCCACCCAGAAACAAAAAGACTTCTATGAGCAGCCTCAATCTTGTTAATCTCAAGCTGGCCCTGCATAGCTTCGTGAGCATGTCTTTCAGAAATTGTGGCTATCTCATGGGCCAAGGCAGCTTTCTGATCTTTATCTTCTATAAATTTATCGAGTAACCCCGTTACAGGTCCAATCAAATTACTTATAATATTCATACTCTAAAAACTCCATAAATTATTGCCATTGCTATGCACCATGTAAGAAAAGCAATGAATGTATAAGTACTAAATTCTTTTATTTGTTTATTTCTTTTTATTTTTGCATTTTTTAATTTTTTTATGGCGCGTTCGTGGGCAACCTTACTATCCTCAATTCGTTTCATAATCTCACTGTACTGCTGTCCTTGCCCAGACATAAGCATTGCATCTTTTAATTGTTGATGAAATGTTTCTGCTTGCCTCTTAGCTATTTGTATTTGCATTGATTCTTTTACAGATAAAACACCTGCTTTAGACTTTTCAACTTCTTGGATTTTTTGCTGAACATCATCATATTTACCCATTAAATGGGCTAAACTTCCAGCATTAGCACCAGATTCTCTAATTGTAGCAAGTGAGTCATTTAAAGATTTTAAAGTAGTTAGAACACCTGAGACAATAGCTATTGATTCACCAATGCCAAACATACATTTAGTAACTCCATATCCAAGGACGTGGGCGATTACTAGAATCTTCTAGGTCATCAAGATGGATAAATCTAGAATCACCTTTTTGGCTCACACCAATACCTGAGAAACCCATCTTCATAGCCTCCTGTAGGAGCTTGTGAGCGTCCTTTCCTCTACATACTATATCCATAGCCCTACCTGACGTATGCGCCCCAGGAGAGCTTTTAGAAGCTTCTATGGGGTGGTCTGGGCAACGGTAGGCAGAGCTAATAATAAAAGGAAAATCTACAGCTTCTCGTAATGTCTCGATACCTGTCATGAAATATTTGTTCATTCCTGCCTTTCCGCAATGTCTGCAGGTTAGTTCTCTTTCTTCAAAGTATTTGTACATTACTGCCTCCCAAGTAAACTTTCTAACACAGGACTTTCTTCTTGCCGTCTATTTAAGATTATTGCTGGCGTTGCTGCTAACAGAGATGCATTCCTTACAGCATCAGCATAGTCCTGTAGTTCAGGTCTCACGTTGGTAGCCTCCCCATATACAGCTTCAATATGTTCTCTAATACTTTCCCCTACGTTCTTTCCATGTTTTTCTTCAAAAGCTTCTGAAGTTTTTTTAACTTCAGGCTTAAGTGATTCTTGGTTTTTAAAGTATTTTCCTTTTCCTTTATTTGGTCCTTTTTCCTGAAAAGTTTCAGTATAAGTTTTATTTTTACTTATGTTGTGTTTTACTGGCGGAAAAATATTCAAAAGAGCAGAACCCCCTACAGGTTGTAGATCAATACCAGCTACTCCTAAATCATGTAAGTCTGAAGTAGTGTTATAAGAAATAATGTCATTTTTACCACCCGTAATATCTATGATATAATAGTCATTAACTGCTCCTAAAACTTTATCTTTGGATAAACGTACAGTCTTTTTATTAGAGAAAGCTACATATTTCTTACCATCACCCTCAAAAAAAGTAAAAGCTCCACTACCGTCATTTCTTACCATGCCTACTTCATCTTTAAGATAAGTTGTCCAATCTTCTTGATCCCATTTTTTTAATGGTTTGTCTATTCTTTTTGAATAATTATTAGGATTTTTAGAATCTTTAGAATCTCCTAAAATATTAGTAAATTCAGAACTTAAAGCTTTGTATGCATCAGGAGAAGCTTCCTGGGCCATTGTTCTTGGACTGCCTAATCTATTAACATTTACGCTCATATTATCTACAGGAGCAGTAACACCCACTCTATAATGAATACCAGGAGTTTTAGTAACAATTCTATCTAACACTGTTTTAGGTATTGTATACTTAACTGCGTTCTGCATAACTTTAGAAATAGTTTCTGTATCTGTAGCAGGTATGTCTAAGCCACCATCTTCTATATATTTTTTTACTACAACAGAATCTTTAAATTCTTCAGGGTACTCCCCTGTTTCTTGTCTAGCTATGTAATTTGCTTGTATATAAGAAGCTTCTCCATATCTTTTATTATCTTTATCATCTAGCCTCCTTCTTGCTTCTTTTATTTTACCTAAAGAAAGCCCTAATTTTCTTTTAACAGCTTGCCTTTTAGCACCTACACCATCTGCTATGGCGTTAGGTATTGCAGATAGCCCCGCTGTTAAAACATTTTTAGTTTTTTCTAAGTTAGTCATACCTTGTCTATACAGGTCTATTTCTACAGGCATGTTAGCTGCTACTCTATTAATACCTTTTTTTCCTAACGCCACAGCAGGAATAACTGATGTTACGTTTAAAGCAGCATCAAGATCCCTAGCTACCCCAGGATTGTTTTCTAAATATTCTAAAATTTCCTGACCCGCTTCTGTTTCTGTAAATGCAGTAGCAACAGCTTTAAAAGTTTCATCAGCAAGATCTTGTATCTGTTGAGGTACATACCTTCTACCTACAGTTCCTATAGTTTCTCCTACTATATCGCCAAGCACTGCACCTGCTATATTTCCAGCAAGTCTTACTGCTTGTGTATCTAAATTAGCAACAAAGTCAGGTAAAATAGAATAATCTTTTACATCTTTAAACTCATCTCTAACTTGATATCCAGAAGCACCAAGATCTTCAGTAAGGTCTTCTGGAATTTTTTCCGTAAACCTTGTAGTCAAAGCCTCGCCAATGTTAGATGCTATATCTACTGCAATAGGAGTAAAGTTAGGATCTTGGAACTCCTGAAGTAGTGAAGGGGCATATCTTGTTGTAGGCAACCTTTGTGCTACATCTCCAACCTTATCTGCAAAAGTAGGTTCTTTTTCTTCAGTAGTTTCTGTAACCTCTTGTGTAGGGACTACAGCAGCTTCTGTAACCTCTTGTGTAGGAACTACAGTAGTTTCTGTAGGCTCTTCCTGCACAACCACAGAAGCTTCCTGTACAACTTCAGGAGCTTTAGTTTCTGGAATATCTAAAACTTCACCAGCTTTGATAAAATCAACATCTTTTATATCGTTTAATTTAGCAAGTTCTGAAACACTGAAGCCGTAAGTTTCAGCAATTTCTGATAAAGTATCTCCAGATTTTACAGTGTAACTACTCATTTTAATTCCTTACCTAGTTCATTACTTCTTTTTTTAGCCGCTGCTATTGCAACTTCTTCCTTATCAAAATAAGGTAAAAGCTCACCAGTAACAAAATCCTTAACACCATCCTCAGTGCTATTTTTTTCTATCAAAGTTTCTATACGCTCAAGGTCTAGTGTATTACCGTCTACGTCAACAGTTGGATAATTAACCCACTTGCCGTCTTGTACCTGATAAGTTCTCGTTTTTTCTGAGTATTGCTTACCATCATCATCTTTAAAAATAGTGCGTCCCTTTGAAGTTTTAGCTAAAGAACCTTCTCTAAACCCTAGTCTATTAAGTTCTTCATCTACACCGCTTCTACGAAAGGAATCTGTTGCATCTACAAAAGCTGCCCCTGCTTGTTTATCATAAGAAAGCCCTGTCATCTTATCTATACGCTCATCAGGCTCTTCAGCAGTTCTAGGAACATCTTCTACAACTCCACCCTTATCCATGCCTTCTCTATCTTCTTCCAATGGGCCTAAGTATCTCCCATTATATTTGTTATAAAGCGCCGCTAGTCTTTCTTCTTCCTGAGGAGATAAAAATATATTATAATTTGTAAGTTTTTTAAAAAAATGATCAGTTAATCTTTTTGCTGGATTAATGCCATAGAATAAATATTCTGATTCATTTTTAGAAAATCCTGAATTCTTTAAGAGTAGGTCAGCATCATAATACTTATCTCCCAAACCTAGTAATTGCTGATAAGCGTTTACTTTACTGTACAATTTTTGATTAGCCCTTAATTGATTTTTAAGAATATTTTCATAATCATCTATGATATCTTCTGGCGTAATGTTAAAATTAACAGTAGGATTAGTTTTAATATTTCTTTCTCTTTTAGCTACAGAAGCTTGAAAAGTAAGAGAATCATCTAAATCAAACTCTCTAAATCTTATACCAGAAAAATTAGATAACATTTCTGTTTGCAAATCAGGAAGTTCTCCTGTATATCTATTCTTTACGTATGGGGATTCTACGGCAGTTAAAACTAAGTCAGTTAGATCCTCAACAGCTCCGGGCATTAAAGATCTTCCTATAACTTCAACAGACTTACCAACTCTATCCAAAGTATCATCAAAAGGATCAAACACTCTTTGACCACCTAAACTTCTACCATCATCACTAGCAATAGCAGTCGTTGTCTGGAAAAGAGCTTTAGTAAAAATTGCTGGATCTACATAAGGTTCAAAAATTTTACTTACAGTACCAAAAAAAGATTCTTCTAAAGTTTTACTAAGTTCTTCACCATACAATTCTCCAGATACAATAGGATCGTAAAGACTACTAGCTACATCTTGTACCAAAGCATAAGAATCTAAAAAAGAAGGATCTAAGGTGTAGAGTTTATCGTTACCTCTTACAATAATTTTTGAAGCTTTAGAGTAGTCTGTTTCTGTAAGAGTATCTATAGCTGCGTGTTCTTCTTCAGTTAGCCCTGCTGCAAGTGCTGTAATTTTTGGAGCGTTATACCAGAAAGCTTGATTACCAACATAACCACTAAGCCTATTAACACCCCTATCAACTAATAAAGAATTACCTGAAGCTATCTCTTTAGCGGACTGCCTTATTATATTGTAAGATGTTCTTATAATTTCAGACGGAAAAGAAAAGAAACTACCAATAGGTAATTCTCTTAACGCCTTTACTCCTTTAGGAACAAGATCATAGTTAGGAAAAGTATTTTTAATTATGTCAGCAGCTTCTTTTTCTAAACCTGCTAACCACTCTTTTTCATCTTTTCTGCCTTTAGGCTTTGCCCTTTTAAGAATTTCTAACTCAGAATAAAAAGCATTAATTTTAAAGTTGTCATCTACTGCCATATAAATATCTTCAGGCAATCTTTGTGTAGATTTAGAAATACCAAAAGCTTCTTCAGCAAGATCTGATGTTCTATCTAAGACACTACCAACTCCTGAATCTTCTGTAAGTTCTAAAAGTTTTTTAAAGTCACCAGCCCTTACACTGGTGTTTATAACACCTAAGCTTTGTAGCTTTGTGTAAGCCGCATCAAATCCTTTATCACCACTCATACCAATTCTATTAGAAAGAATGTCTAAAGTTTTTGCAGTACCTTCAAAAGGGTTTAAACCGTTAGCTACTCCAAACTGAACGCCACCTAGAATATTTCTTAGTTGCGCTTGTATGTCATAGACAGTTTGTGATTTTTGTCCTACAGCTTTGAGACTTAAAAAACTATCGTAGTAAGCGTTTTTCCCCACAAGTCCAAGCGTTTCTTCATTACCTTCAATAGCTTTTTTCATCTTTGGAGTTGTATACATTCCGTCTAGACTACTATTAGTTCCAGATATTTTAGCTGTAAAAATTGAAGAGCCGTCAGGTCTAGAACGTCTAGCTTCCTCAGTAAATATATATTTATTCTCTCCTAAATCTTTTAAACGTGAAAAGAACTTAGCATTTTCTGAAACTTGAGCCATTCTAGAAACAGTAGATAATATGTTTTCAGAAGGATCTTTTATTTCCCCCATTAAAGCTCTGATCTCATCAGGTATTTCTTTCTTTTTTGAAAGTATTTGTTTTGTGTTAATTCTGTTTGTTGATACAAAATCAAAAAAAGATTGAGTATTTCCACTTGATAAAATTTCATTAACTATGTTCTTTGCTTGTACAGGAGTTTTACCTGTTTTATTTTGTATGAATTTTGTAGCATCTTCTATGACAGTATCAGAGGGCTTCCAGCCTTTCTCTTCAAAAAGTTTATAAGATCTGCGAAGATAAGAACCTAAGTTAGCTTCTATAGCTTTAGAGGTTTCTTTTGTAGCTACTCCAGATTGTAAGATAGTTTCTGATAGATCATCAATTAAACCTCTAGCATCTGCTACCTGTTCTGCTATTTCTGGAGATAGATTAAAATTTTCAATAAAGTATCTTATACTTGCCTTATCATTTTTATCTGCTATGGGAGCAGTCAAAGCTTTTTGAATCCTCTCAGCCACTTCTTTAGATTGAGAATTAACATCTTCATCTATAAATTTTTTCAGTCTGTTTGTTATCTGCTCTGCTCTGGTAATAATAGCACGTTGATTTTGTATAGATTCTCTTTGAGCTTCAAACCCTCTTTCTGATAAGTACCCACGCGAACTAAAAAATTTCTGTCTTACTGTTCTTAAACTATTTGCAAAAGGTTTATCAAAAAAATCTTGATCATCACTTAAAATTTCTGCTAGCTCTTTATCATCTTGAGATAGTTTCTTTTTTCTAGGGAGAAGTTTTTGGCCTATGTCAGAGTTTCTAGCAACTAGTAACAAATCTCCAGCTAACTGCCCTGTCTCTGTTTTAGACAAATCTTTTAAAACTTTGCCAGTTTTATTAGCAGCATAGCCAGTTACCTTTAAACCACCCTTAACTGTTTCTAGACTACCAGCAATACTGCCTCCTACTAAAGCAGAGGACAAAGCCATCTTTGCTCTTTTTTCTAAAATTGAATCATCTTCATCTGCTGATAAATAATCAAATACTGGATTATTTTCTAAAGTTTCAGGAAAAATTTCCTGTAAAAAATTACTAACATTTTCATCAGGGTCAGCAAGTAACTGTTCAGCAGCTTGTTCTGCTGCAAGCCATCTACCAGCTTCTCCAAGTTTGCTTGAACCTTTACCTAGCATTCCTTTTACTGCACCTACACCTGTCAGGAAAGAACCAACCTCAACTACTTGTCCTGGGGCAGTTTCAACGTCTCTAGCTCTTCCTGTTGTAGGATCAACTAGACTATCCTGTAGTTTTTTAGTAACAGATTCTGGAAGTGGTATAGCACCAAAAAGAGATTTAGTTGTGTCAGCCATTAGCTGATTCATTTTTTCTTCTTTTACACCAGCTAAATTTCCCAAAGTTGAAAAAATTTGTTGACTGCTAGATGCAACATTCCAAGCAACTCTTCCTAAATCTTCTCCAACAGCAGAAACATCATCCATAAAAGACGTTGGAGCTTCTTCAGTTGCACGTCTAAAAGATGTAGGATCGTTGGGGTTAGGCTCACCTCCAGATTCTCCGGTGTAATAAAAAAACAAACCATTTTTATCTTGAAAAAGTTCTCCGCTTTCCATTATATATCTATCCGTTTATTGAGGAGGTATAGCATAGAACCTGACATTACCAGGTAAGTCTGCATTACTACTTGAAGATGGATAAGCTTCGCTTTTAATTTCAATAGGTGATTCAAAATTAACATCAAATTCAAAGCCTTCAAGACCAAACCTCCTTTTAAGTTCGTTCACTCTATTTGCAAGAGTGCGGTACTCTTTATCTAAATTTTCTGGTATTGTACCAGTATTGGCTTTGGTAGCATTAACCATGTCTTTTTTCTCTAAAAATTCAGTAATAGCAGCTTCTAATATTCGAAGCTGTGACTTTACCTCTAAGGTTTGTTTAGCGTCTAAAGTTTCTGTAGTAAATCCTTTTTCACCTGCAAGGTCAAAAATTATTTCTTGTAAAATTTGATGTTCTTCGTAATTTTCAGGAGTAAACGCATCATCTATGTTTTGTTGTTTTGCTCTTTTATTTAGTTCTGCCAGCCCCTCTTTGTTAAGGCCAACTGTACCAGCAATTGTGCTTATTTTTTCAGATATAGATAACCTATCAACATCTCCCTTGTAAGCTCTTCTAGCAGACAAAATTATTTCTTTACCATCTTCACCTTGTGCAACCCTGTCATCAGTCCATTTTCCTTCTTGCTCATTCCAATATAGTATTGTTTCTGTACCATTAACAATTTTAACTCTTGTTTGATATTCAACAGGCGCACCATTTACTATTCCCGCAGAAAGACCGTCTTTATATGTAGGGGGTGGTACATCTTTTTTCATATTTTTTGCTGCTTCTTGTACTTCTTCTAAGCTCCTTCCTTCTATTTTAAATAGTTCA